TTAGCAGGGTAATTTACATTTCCTACTGAAAAAGGAACATCAACTGCTAATGGATTTCCGTTTAATTTAAAAGCCATATCTATATATTACCTTGCTCTTGCATATTTGAAAGGTGATTCTGCAAATGCTAAGAAAATATATGTTTGTCCATTTTCATTAAAGTCTGCTCCAGTTCCTCTACATTTAAATCCGTTAGCTACAAAGTCCATTGGAATACCTCCTGTATCTACGTTTTCAGAACCAGAACTATTCGCAGCTAATGTATTACCAACAGGGTTGACAGTTGATCTTTTATTATCCATTATTAACCAGGAGTCAGCACCAGTTGATCTTTTTACCATTACCCATGCTGGCCTAAATCCACAAAAAATGAACGCCCCGTTGGAGTTTGAGTTTCCAACATAGCTACCCACTAAGCTATAACCCTTGACACTACTAAAGACATAAGCAATATACTTTTTGTTATTAGCATTTCTAGCAGTAGAGCTACTAGCCACACTAAACGTAGTGCTTGTAAAACTAGCTAAACTATTATTTTGATTTTGTTCAGTTAAGTTAAGACTACCCCTAAAAGCTACAGATTTGTTAACAGCTACGTTCCATTGTGCCTCCCAGTTTGCTCCGTTACTATCTCTGTTTTTAGTTATATATGCTTGTGGTGTAACCCCTAACCCATGACCGATAGTTTGGTTACTGCCACCATTACCTGTATAAGAAACAATAGAAAAACCTGCGGTAGGATTAGCTCTTACTTGTGATGTAATATCACCATCAGTATTGGTTACTGTAGAGCTACCAGCGTTCCAGCACCAAGCAACAAAAGTGTTTCCATCATTTGTATGTCCATTACCGCCTAACGTAAATCCGTCACTATTAAATGATGTTAATGTGTCACTTTGAGTAATTTCTGCATTTGAATTATCAGGTTTTAATCTTTTTTGAACACCTCTAATTATGTCAAAAGCAGCATGAGATCCACTGTCATTTCTTTCTTTTATCCATACCCAATCAGGAGCAAAGCTTAAACCAGTAATACTTTGTGTACCACTATTTCCTGTATAAGTTACAGCCTCAAAATGTTGAGTAGGTAGCGGTATTGTTGGTTCGGGAAGACTGTCACTATTTAATAAGTCTGTGAAAGTAGATGGTTGATGTGCAAATCCTTGTTGACCAAAATTTACTTTAGTTTCTGCAAAATTAGGACCACCAGAATCTACACTTACAATAAACTGAAAATCTTGGCTTGTTGAAATGCCTGTTATTATTGCACCAGTTCCATTATCAGGATCACCAGAATTGTAATATGAGTTTCCTTTGTGAACATACATTTTTCCATTTACCAAATCTATTGCCATACCAATTACTTGTCCATTTGAGGGTCTGCTTCCAATAGTTGAGCTTGAACCTGAGTTAAGGATCTGTGGAGTACCAGCACCACCTCGCCAATCAAAACCAAAAGACCCTGATCCACCAGGTTTAACAGCAACACCATCACTTTTACTCAGAGTTGTTATCGCCCATTTAGTCTGTGCTCCACTACCACCTGGTTCTAAGTAAACACCCTCTATATAATATTTCTTACCACTTTCAAGTCTAAAAGTTGCAAAACCCGCCCTATCACCGCTATTGGGGTTGTCAGCAAATAAATTTCCGTCTGCAAACGGAATACTACCACCCTCTGACCAATAACCAGTTAGATTACTTAAAACGCACCAATTATTAGTAGGGCTATCCAATACAGAGTCATTTTCAACAGAATTTGCTGTTACGTTCATATTACCTGGAGTAGTATTGTTACCATTACCCGAATAATCCTTGCCTAAAGTAGAGGCAGTGGTATTTGAATTATCTGAAAAATTATAATACCAACCCTGAGATCCATAAGTTCCTGTATATTTTATAGGTTTGTACTCTCCTGTAAGTGCATCTGTTTCTGCAAAATCAGAAGGTTGTTTTCTTGCTCCATCTATAAAATGAATTTCTGCCATATATCCGTCATATTCTAAAGAGTTTGTATCGGCCTCTCTTCCTAAAACTTGTTCATTATTATTGTTTATTCCGTGATCTCCTGTAGATATAGCTGGGGAAATATCTAATCCTTGCCTTTCTCCATTTACATAAATAATTATTCTGTCATCAGCAGTACTATTATCTGAATCTAAAGTAACAATTAAATGATACCAAGCTGTTGGATCTTTAAATTGACCTTGAGTGAAAGCATTACCTTTACCACCACCACTTTCAAATCTAAATCTACCATTTTCAGAATATTGAATATTACATTGGTTACTTGATGATGTCCTTTGCGAAAATATAAATCTCTGACTATCAGGTTGTTTTCCTAATTTTAACCAGCCACTCCATGTCCATAATCTTCTATTACCATCACTACTTAATGTCCTGGAAAGATGTGCAGATTCAGCAGCGTTAAATCTTAAACTTCTTTCTACCTCATAATCATCTGCTGCTCCAGATGCTCCTGCTCGAATTGAATCAAATAAAGCCATCTACTTTACGTCTAAAGAAACTGCACAATGTATCACGTTAGAAGATTTTATAACATAATCTATTCTATCTACTGCACTAGCTGCTGTCGATAAAGTGGGTGCTGTACCACCAACAAACTTAAATGCTGAGTTAAAAGATGCTGTGCGAGAACCTGTACCATCTTGAGTTATAAATATCGAACCAGATTGACCTACAGTTTGGTTTGAAGGTGCTGCAAAAGTTCTGTTGCCTCCAAGCGTTACTGATTGATGTGTATTAGCTCCTAAGTCTAATGTAATTGTCGATCCATCACTTGCTGCTGTGATCGCTGCTCCAACTTTTCCTGATAATGTTAAACCAGTTGCGGTAAGTGTTCCTGTCAGCGAAGCTCCAGCACTAGAAGTCTCAAACTTTTTACTATTATCGTGATATAGCTCTACTGCTCCGTTTTTATGAAATATTGCCATATCTTCGTCAGCAGTATGACCAGTAATCCTAACATCATCATTACTTTGAATATAGACTTGACCTGAATTTGCAGTAATTCTTAAATATCCTGTCGTATTCTCGATAAATGAGTTCGTGCCATTGTGATAAAGCTGTAAATCATCACCTGCTCCAAGCTTTATTTTTTCATTATCTTCCATGTCAATAGTGGAAGGTGCAATAGTTGTATCTGCAACTGTAGTTATATAGCCAGCACCATTTGTTAACTGGTTATTGTTAGTAACATTGGTAGCTCCCGAAGCAATGCCGTCTAATTTGTTTTTAAGTGTAGTTGTAAAATTATTATCAGTTTGAGAGGTAACAGAAAAATCTAACGTACCATCACTGTCTTGATATGTAACTGATATTCCTGATTCTGTATTGCCAGAAACCATTGCACCAACAATATCCTGGACTTGCTCATTGGTTAGTGTTGCAGTTATATACCCTGCTCCATTGGTAATAGCATTGTTATTAAGAGATATATTGGCAGAACCATCAAAACTAACCCCTGCAATAGTTCTAGCTGTAGCGAGTGTTGCTGCGGTAGAAGCTGCAATACCAAGAGCATCTATATCTGATTTTGTTTGATCTGCGGTGGCTCCACTTTCTATCCCATCAAGTTTCGTACCATCAGTAGCTACGTCACGACCATCAACTGTGCCTGATACTGTAATATTTCCCGTTACATCTACACCACCTGTTTTAGTAGCTAACTTAGTGCTATTGTCAAACTTTAATCTTGCCTCTCCATCTTGTATAAACTGTGCACATATCTCTGTGCCTGCTGCGTTCATTATTCTTAGATCATCACTTAGTATTCTGAGTGTGCCTGTACCTGCATCTTCAATGTAGCTATCAGAACCATCATGGTAAATTTGTAGGTCATTACCACCACCCATTTGGATCTTTTTATCATCTGAAAAAGTACAATTATTTATAAAACCAACACCATCAGCGGTTGTTTGAAGTTGTTTAACATTGTTGTGATAAAGTTCTACTGCTCCATCAGTAATAAATCTTGCTAGTACCTCTCCACCATTTTTTTGAAAATCAAACTTTGCACCATTTGTAGTAAATCGTAAATCACCAGTTCCATTATCAAAGATATGCGAATGACTTCCATCATGATAAATTTGTAGGTCAGAGCCAGTTCCAAATACAGCTTTATCATTATCAGCAAAGTCAATATCATTACCATTACTTTGCAAGTCACCACCTAGCTGTGGTGAGGTGTCATCTACTAAATCAGTAATACCACCACCTATTTGAGCAACAGAATTATCATCTTTTTTTGTAAATAGTTTAGCTGTGTCTGTTCTTACAGCTAATTCACCTGTAACAAGATCACTAGCTCCTGGATCGCTACCGCTTGCTCGTTTTAATCTAATTGTGTTTGCCATTGTCCGACCTCCTGATGGTTAAATTTAGTATGTTCCTCCATCTATATTGAAACTAGAGGCACTTTCATCTTCTAAAAATGTAACCAGGTCAGATAATGCAACCTGTTTCATTGTTCCAGCATCATTACAAATAAATCTATCTGCTGCTGCCAATGTAGTTGAGGTTGCTGAAGTTCCTCCGTCAATTAAGTTTATTTCAGAAGTAGTAGCTGTAACTCCGTCCATAATGTTAAGTTCTGAAGTTGTTGCAGTAACTCCGTCCATAATATTTAATTCAGAAGTTGAGGCAGTAACTCCATCTAAAATATTTAGTTCAGAAGTTGTTACAGTTGCTCCATCAAGAATACCGATTTCTGTTGAAGTTAAAGCAGCCAAAGCAGCAGATCCACCTGATTGACAAGAAGATAAGTTTGTTAAGTCTGTTGCTGATGCCTGTGCTCCTAAAGATGCTCTAGCTGTAGCTCCTGATTCAAGAACAAAGTTAGATCCATCACCAACAATAAAATTGCTGTCTGTTGGAGTTAAACCAGCTATATCTGATAACTGCTGGTCAAAAGCCTGAATATTTGTTCCGATGGCTAATCCTAGAGCAGTTCTAGCTGCACTTGCACTTGTAGCACCTGTTCCACCATCGCTAATCGCAAGAGTTCCTGTTATAGAACTAGCAGCAAGATCAACAGCAATTTCAGCAGATTCAATAACAAGTCCACCATTTGATTTAAGATCAGCAGATAAAGTATTACCAGATTTTTGTAAACCATTTCCTGCTGTTATCTGACCAGCACCAGAAAATTGTGCAAATGTAAGATTATTAGTGCCAACAACAGCAGATCCTTTATTGGAAGTACAAACAAATCCATTCTCTGCATTTACAGTTCCCTGTTCTACGAAAACAAACGCACCAGCAGCATCAGCACCAGCAGCTAAATCATCTACCCTGGTTGGAGCACCAGAAGCATTGACTTTATAAATACCATTTTCTGTCTGAGTGCTTTGATCTTTAATAAGTATTCTGTCATTAGTTGATAAAGAAACACCATCAATCGTTGACCCATTAGCAAAAGCAGAAGCTAACGTACCATTCGCTGTTGTGGTTGCCTTTACAGAATCTTTTACATCTAATCCTTGAGAAACACCATCAACATAAGATTTTGAAGCAGCATCAGTAGAAGCGGTAGGTGTAGCTAAGTTTGTTATTTTTTGACTATTCAGAGATACGGCAGCAGAAGGGGCTGTCATTTGATCTAACCTGGAAGTTCTCACTTGTGTATCGAAATCAGACACCTTCGCTGAAGTTAGCGTTGGAACGTCTGAGACTACAAGTGACCTAAATGTAGGTGCAGCGTCACTACCTGTTGTTGGTCCTGATAGTACTAAATTAGCTCCTCTTACTGTTGCTTTATCAAAAAATGCTCCCTTACCACCAATAGCTTCAATACTTGTAGCAGATCCTCCTGCTCCTCCTGTGCCTTTACCAATAATTAGAACTTCATCGCCTTCTCTAAAAGCTATTTCAGCATTTTCTAATGATCCTGGATTTGATGATCCTGTTGATCTTTTAATTCTAATTGTGTTTGCCACTAGAAGTTACCTCCATCTACGAGTGTGAGTACAGTGTGAGTTGATGTTGCTTCAAACTTACTTGTTGAAGAATTGAAGACAGGGATTGAACCATTAACTTTGTTGTCACCATCAAAGTCAAATCCTGCTGCTGCTGGTCCTTGTGGTCCTGCTGTGGTCAGTTCAACTGTTACTACATCAGAAACCTGACTGACTGTAACTCGATTAGGACTGCTCATGCTGTGTAACCCTCACTTATAAATAGTTTACCCTCTAAATAATAGTTTTTGCTACCTCCTGGTTCTGTTAACAATACGTCATAAAACAAAACACTTGGAGTAAAATTTGCAGTATCAGTATCAGCTAAATTCATGTCAATAATTCCATTAGCTCTATCTGTATAAGTTATAGCCCAATCTGCATATTTTGTGGAGCGTGATTCATCATAAACTTGTGCAGCTACAGTATATCCAGTTAAATTTATTGCTGTTCCAGTAGAGTCCTTAAATGTTAATTTTATAGGAAAGTCTGCTCTCCTATCTACAGTAAAATTCTTTTTTCCAGGAATAATTGCCATTTATTTAATGTCTAAAGATACTGCACATTGAATAACATTGCTTGATTTTATTATATAGTCAATTCTATCAATCGCACTAGCAGCAGTGGATAAAGTTGGTGCAACACCTCCTACAAATTTAAAGGCACTGTTAAAACTTGCTGTTCTAGATCCTGTTCCGTCTTGCGTGATAAATATAGATCCACTCTGTCCAACTACCTGATTGCTAGGTGCAGCAAAGGTTCTATTACCGCCCAAAGTAACAGAATGATGACAGGCAGTAGCCATATCAATAGTAATTGTCGCACCATCAGATAACGCTGTGATATTTGCTGCTGCTCCTCCTGTTAAAGAAACACCACCTGATACAACTTCAAATTTTGTAGATCCTCCTAGTTGTAATTGTAAATTACCAGTACCAGTTTCATTGAATACTGAATTAGATCCAGAATGACTAATAGTAAGATCAGAAGAAGAACCAAACACTAATTTGGCATTATCAGCAAACTCAAGAGCATCATCAGATTTATCCCATAAAACACTATAGTTATCTCCTTGAAAAGCAACATCAACTGTTGTTAACGTGCCTGTCATTGTGCCACCAGCTTTAGGTAGAAGCCCTAAATTTGCTGAATCTATATTACCTATCTCAGTAAAACCACCATTACTTGAGTTTCTTATTTTTAAAATATTTGAAGTTGTATTAAGAAAAGGCATACCAGCAACACATTGACTACTGGTTAAGTCAGTAGACTTTGAATTACTTGATTGGATCGCAGCAAAAACAGCGTTCAAATCAATTCTTACGTTTTGACCTGAGTTATTTTCAATAGTGTAGTTTGTTACGTCAGCCACAATTAAATACTATTTTTCTCCATGTTACCCTCCTTTGCCGAAACCAACAGCACTGTAGGTAAAGTTCCTATCAATACTAGCATTACTTGAGTTTTTAAAGTGAACTGTAAAGCCAGTTCCAGATATACTGCTAAGTTCAAAAAAGTCTCCTGTTGCCATGTTTTGTGGAGAAATATTAACAGAAGGTAAGAAGTTATTTAGATTACCTAGTGCAGACGTTCCAACAAAAAATGGTGCTGTAAATGTGACAGCTTTCGCTCCTGCTCCAGATGCTATAACAGCGGATTGTTCTGTTCTGGAAGGCAAAGTTGCTGTATATCCTAGTTGCTGTAAATTCATATTCTGAGCAACGTCAGCAGTTTCTAAAGTTGCTCTAAATTGAAATCCTCTGCCTTTGAATATTCCATTAGCCATAGTATTGAACGAGCCGTAAGTAGGAGAACTGCTTGGATTGTCAGTTGTTGTTCGTACAGCTAAGACAGCATTGGCATCATTAGCTATTGACCCATCAAAATCTGTCCATGTGTCAATATTTGCTGTTCTATTGTCAAATTGATCTCCAACATAAAAACCAGCACCTTGAAAATGACGTTTTAAAGTAAGAGAAAATGTGCCACCTAGATCAAGAGTATCTACAAAATCATAAGTACCAGTAGCATTTGCACTAGGATCTGTAAGTTTCAACCCACCAAGAGTTGAATCAAATGTAAGATTACTTTTTGTTCCGTTAAAAGGTGTGCTGTCTGTATCTTCTCGATCAGTTTTTACAGTTATAGAATCTAAAATTTCTGGTAGTGTTATAGCAACTGAAGCCTCTGTGGTACTAAAACGTAAACCATCATCTTGAAACTTAACAAGATAAGTTCCTGGAAGTGCTGGACATATTGCTTCTGTAGAGTTGCCAGGCACAGCTTCAATAATATCTTGGGCAGCTTGGAACGTAGCAGAGCCACCAGTTAAATTCGTATGCCTTATATAAACCCGACCTCCATGAAGAACATCTACAGCAGTGGCTTGTGTAAATCTTAATCTTACAAATTGATCGTTAATAGATTCAATACTAAGATTTTGTACATTCTCTGGTACAGCAGTTTTACCTTGAGCAACAAAAACTGTTTCAGTTGAATTAGGAGATATAGTTAAAGAAGCACTAAATGAGTAAACTTCAATCGTGTAACTTCCTCTTTTACTATCTAAAATTTCAAAATCACTACTGAATACAACTTGTGAAATAAAGTTAGTATCTTCAAATTTATAGTTCACTAAATATTGAGTAACACCATCAACAGGTTGCCAATCTATAATTAATTTACTTCTAGCCATATTATTAAGAGTCACTATCTTTTCTGTAACAGTTAAGTTGCTTGGAGGTGACGCTGGTGCATTTAGTAAAGATATTGTTCGTGGAGGTAATGCAGTACCATTTTCGATAAAAGCATATTTTCCTTCTACATACGATAAAGCTGTAATTACATAATTTACTTCGTCTTGCTCTTCAACTTGAATAACTCTAAATAATTGTGTTTGTAAGTCAGTACTAGAAATTAGATAAGGTGCATTTATGCTTGGTGCGGAGCTAAAAGCAGATTGTGTAACAGTTTGTCCTTGATCGTTTAATTTCGTAACTTCATTAACTGTAAATACAGCACCAACAATATTAGAAACTGAACCTGTCTCAACTGTTCCATCAGATAAGATTACAGAAATAGTAACAGAATTATTCAGATCTGATAAGGTAGTATCTGCAACAGCATCAATAGTTATAGTCGTTGTAGTGGCAGCAACAACTCGACCACCTCTTCTACCTCCTGCTCTTACTGGATCAGCTATTTCGATAACAGAACCAGGTCTTACAACAACTCCACTATCTATAGAGGTAGTAAAAGTGCAAGTTTCAGATTCATTTTGTTCAGCGAAGAGGATTGCACGGCCCAATCTGGCAGCCTGGTTACGAGAGGTACACGCAAATGCTTTTACTTGTTTCGTAATAACTCCTAGCTTACTTATAGCGGTGCTATCTTCTACTACCTCGAAGTCTACTTCTTTAGAATCCATATTAAAATAGCTGACAGAAACAACGCTATGTCTTGTTTTTAAACTACTACCTGAGTAACTAAAACCAGCTTCTCCCACATTGGCTAAACTAAATAAATAACTTGCCGTTGTTTCTTTATCTTGAGATAAAGTTACACCTCCAGCAGACCATATTGGCATACATCTCATAACACCAGCTAAATCATTTATTGCTGCAAATGCTTCTTTAGGACTTTGGATATTTACATTGCAACTAAACCTAGCTTCAGTGCCACCCTCTCCATCATCTACTAATTCATTTGCATACTTACTGGCAGCTACAAAACTAAATAAATCTATATTGCTATCAACTATATGATTACCTAGTCCATACCTAGTGTTTGTAAGAAGATCCAATAAGCACATGGCGGGGCAATTTGTATAAACTGCTTGCTGCATTGTTCCGTTAAATATGTAGCCATCTGGGTACACTATCCTGCCCGTAGCATTGTCCACACTTGGCGTACCAGAACTAGATGCTCCTGCTCCTGGTATTCTTACCTTTACTCCTCTAATACGATATTTTCTTGAAGGAATACGATTAAATTGTTTACTATCAAGACGAAGAGCCGTATAAGCACTATTCGCATAAGTTGAAGAATTATCTAGCACTTCTTGAAAGCTAGTGAACTGAAAAGCATTTACTCTTGATGCGTCTGTACTATCTGGTGTTACACGAACAACCCTTATATCTACTGTTGTAAAACCGCTTGTTAACTCTATTCTATGATCTCTTTGGTAAGCATCAGCAGTTCTACCAGAAACTTGTGTTGTTCCTGCTGTTCCTCCAATTTTATCTACAAAACCACCAGAATCATGTTGAATTTGAATTTTGTATTCAACAGTATCTCCTCGAAGATCTCCGTCATCTTCAGCTACTTGTATTTGAGGCCAAGTTAAAGTCACAATTACCGCATCTACATCTGTATTAGTAATCTGTCTTGTAACTGGAGCAGAAGTGGTCACAACAACTCCTACACCCGTAGGTGATCTGCTTTCAGCAGGAATACCACTCATTGCAGTTTGGTTTGACGTTCCAAATTTAGATTTAAAGGTTACATTTTGAAAATTAAAGTCGGTATCATCAGGACTACTATTAGAAGCGTTTGCATCAAGTACTGGAGTGTCATCAAGAAAAACATCTTTTAAACTTGCATTTTGATATGCAGTAGTTCCCTTTGTAAGTCCTGCTTTTGATGCAGTAGCAAAACCCTCTATCTCTCCTTCAGAAATTAAATCTTGAACAGTAGCAAAACTTCTACTATGTAAAGTATCAGGAGCACGATATGGGGGAGGAGGTGGCTTTGGTCCTTTGGCTCCTCTAATAATTTTGATTTCGTCTGTCATGCCTCTACCTGGTTAGTATCTACAGCAGCAGAAATAACTACCGAGCCAGTAAAAATTTCTCCGTACACTATTGGAATGGGAGTACCAGCCCTAGATGTGTTCTGCACTCCAGCAAAATTAAATGATAACTGCGGATCTTCTTCAGAACTGAATTTTTGTGGTTCAGGTAAAGGAAACAACATTTCGCTTACTCCTGAAAGAAGTAAAGCCACACCTATATTTCCCACTGTTGCCATAAAAGCACTAGGGGCAGCCCCCGTGGCTATAAAACCAAAACCTCCTTTACCAAAAGCAAACCCTGCACCTGGGGCTGCTATAGCAATACCTATTAAGACTGCCCCTAGTAATACTTTACCTAAACCTCTTCCAGCACCACTAATAACAGGAATAAAATGTATATCTTGTTTACCTACGGGGTGGTGTATCTCTTCCTTATTTACATCATAATCACCAACTTTTACTTGATAATACTGCGGACCCATAAAAGACTCTATGCCTGGAAAATTATGTATCAGAAAACTTACTGCTTTACCAACTGTTTCAGCTTTTACCTCGAACTCTTTATGTCCGACAAACTTAGCTAACTCTCCATATAACTTTACTTTACGAAGCATAGCGATACCTCTTTCCCGTACATTTTAACAGCCATTCAGAATAAGGCTCTCTACAAGATAGTCTATCGGTTAAATGATGAATAACATCTCCCTCAAAAAATAATGCTACATGATTTAACCCTGGATTTAAAATACTCATAAGCAGCACATCACCATCTTTTAATTTTTCATCTGGTCTTAATTCTCTAAAACCTGTTCTCCATGCACAGCTTTCAAATAAAGGCTTATTTAAAAATTCTTCTAATGTAATTGGTCTTTCCCAATCTTTTAATTCAATATTTTTTTCTTCTTTATACCAATCTCTTACTAAACTCCAACAGTCTGTGACCCCCCATACCCATTGACGGCCTAATAATGGTGGTTTATATCCACAAGGTTCTAAATATGCCCATTGTTCTGTTTTTGGATTAACAATATGCCAAGGTAAATTACTTTTTTCACAACTAATTTTATCTGCTTGGCTAGGTGTAGGTGGAGTTATCGGGTGACTATGTACTACCCCAACTATTTCTCCAGCATTATCAGCCTTTACATAATCTTCTGGGTCAATGATAAAACATTGATGATCCGTCATAGATAAATTTTTACAAGGATAATACCTTTCCTTACCTTTTATGTTTAGCAGTAATCCGCAACATTCTCTCGGATCTTCTCTTTTTGCGTGAAGTAATGCTTTGTATTTCCAAGTCATGATACAAACGTGCCAATAGCAGGAAAAATTGAACGGGTAGCTTGACGACCTGGAATCCTAACTCCAGCAAGATCTGTCGGTGCAGCTAATTCAAATTCAACAATATCTCTTGTTTCTGTTGCCTTACGATCTACTGCATAAATTTCTTGAGGAAATTCTGCTGTAGGATCAGCAGTTGCATTTGTTCCATCAGCAAAATTAACAGCATCAATAAATTTTGCCAAAGTTCTTATTCGTGTAACTGTAGCTCCTGTCAGATCATTACCAGTTGTTGTTTCGTTTACAGATAACAATATTGATGAAATTAATCCTGTAGCGTTACTGATAATTAGTTTTGGCCTAGGTAACTGTCCTTTCTGAAACGCAAAACCTGATGCTTGCACAGGAAATCTAAGGTAACTGTTGCCAGCCCAAACTATTGCTCCGTTTGCATTTAAACTACTTCCAGCATGAAATCTATAAATTGTATTCGCACCATGCAATGAAGTCGATAATTGAAGGGTAAATAACTCTATAATTGCTGAAGGATTGATGTCTTGTAGACTGCTGAATATTTTGGAATTTACTGTCATTATGATGCTGGTTCAAATACTTCTCTAAAAGTGGCTTGAATCGTAGCTCTATTATTATATGGTATTGATTTAGTCCAATTTTCGCAAACAAATTCAGAAGATGAACTTTCTCCTGGAGGAGTAAAAGTAAAACTATCACTATCATTTGCACGAGCATCAAGGAATGTTTCTATTTCATCTGCTTCGACTTCAGAAACTTCAAAAGTAAAACTAAATTCTTTTGGATTTTGATGTTGAGCTAATCCAAATAATAATCTATGTTCATATCCATCAGCAAAACGAATAGTTCTAGTGTTTGGTCTGGATCTTTTTCGCTGCCCGTAAGTTGGTTTTATTGAAGGGAAGGTAGCCATTATGCAAGTATTCCTCCAGGTCGTTTCTGTTGTATTAGTTCAGATTGTACCGCAGCCGAGATAAGACGACCAAGTTCTCTTCCCTGTTCTTCATCTCCTTCAACAGAAGATCCAGAAGCATCTACATTTACTACTACAGTTGTTGAACCGCCAAGTGCATGGTTTGGAGTTATAAAACCAGAACTGGCTGGTGTAAATAATTCTGGTCCACGTTCTCCTACAAGCGAAGGCTTACCACCTGGAATACGGCCACCATCAGCAGCATTTACCATAGGAGTTTGAACATCATTAAATACTTGATTATTTCCTCCACCAAATATTCCTCCAAGTCCACCTAGTATCGAACCAAATAATCCACCGCCTCCTAATGTTCCTTGCATATTTCCAAATAGTGCCATGTTAAATGCAGCATCTATAAGTTTATTTAGTACATTGTTCAGCATATTGCTCAATGTTGAGGTTCCACGGATCATGCCTTGTATTCCGTCTGCTATATCTGTAGCTATTGACTGAGCCATTCTGTCGAAAGCTGCTGCTGTTTGCTCTGCTAATTTTCTTTCCTTTTCTAAAAGTTGTATTTTTTGTAATTTTCTTCTTATTTCATCTTCATCTTTTATATCTGTCTGTTCTTTCATCTCAGCAATTTGTTTTTCTATTTCAAATTCCTCGGAGGTCATAGTGAAACTACGCTCCAACATTTCTATCTCTTTATCTAAGTTTTTAACTCTAGTCTGTTGTATTTTGGCTATCATTTCATCTGCTTCTTTTTCTGCATTTTTAGTGTTTATAAGAGTTTGATTTTTAACAATTAGGTCATTTATAAGTTCTCTAGCTCTATCTTCATCTTCTTTTGTTACTCCTCCAAAAAGACCAGAACCTTTTTCTTGACCTAGAAGTGTGTTTATTAAATTTTGTCTTCCTTTTATACTAATTCCTGCAACAGCAGCACCAGTTTTAGATAATTTATTTCTCATTTCTATCAAATTTTCTATCGCTTTTCCTTCTGTGCTATCAATATTCTGACCTTGTACTTCTGCTTGTTTTAGTATGGTTGCACGTTCTAAACCTTGTACAAGAAACTTTCCTATACCTGAGTTTTCAATAAACATTGCAAATGAGGTTTTCATCAAAGTCATTATCCTTGCAAAATTATTACCTAAATCTGTCATTCCCTGTCCAAATTTAGTTAGGGCATCTACTCCATCAGCACCTACAAGATTTATCATTTTTTGTCTTGCTGCCTCAAATGCTGCCTCCTCACCTCCTAATTCTTTAAGTGTTGCTAATTGTTTTTCAAATTCAGTTCCAGTTACTCCTAATGCTGTTGTAAGTGCTTCTACATTTTTAGTTGCTGGATCGAGTGCCTGTCCGAGTTTTCCTGCTTCTATACCAAATTGTTGTAGTGGTGTTGCAATGGAGGTTGCAAGTAAACCTCCTGCAAAACCTCCCATCTGACCACCAACTAATGATCCAACACCACCACCTACCATACCAGCAGCACCAATTAGCGGTCCTTGTCCAAATAACAAAGGAAATGCACCAGAAATAATTGCACTACTAGCAGCACCAGCAAAACGATTTCCTCCTCCAGTGCCAGTTCCTCCTGTTCTTCTGCCTCCACCACCGCCTCCACCACGGGGTTTATTCTGTAAATTAATTCTTCTTTTTTCAACTTCTAAAGCCTGTCTATCTACTTTTACTTGATCTTGTTTTCTTTTTAATATTTTTTGTTCTAATGCAAGCCTCTGGCCTGTCTTTTTTATTTTCTCCTGTTCATTACGCAGTACAGTTCTATTTGCTCTTCCACCTTGAGCTAATTTATTTAACTTTGATATACGCTTCTCAAGATTATTTAGCTGCTTATTAACAGTCCTGGTATTCAGTTTTATATTAACTTCGTAATTAGATGCCACTAATCTCGATAAAACATTACATTTAGTTTAGCGTACCTTACGATATTGAGCTTTCTTTTTCATATCTTCATACGCTTTTTCTTCTCTTTCATTTTTCAACGTAAAGTATGCGTTCCAGGCATACAGTTCCTCTATGGTCATGTTCTTTTGTAAATGACCTAAAGTAATTCCTAGGGTTTCTGCAACTAAGAATTGTAAGTATAAATAATTGTCCTTATCAAGTTGTGCTTTTTACGGCATCAGGGGTTGCCTCCTCGCCCACCTCTTGCATTTTTGTCATAAGTTCCAGCAGTACAGCTAAAGGTATTTCTCTTCGTAAACTTGCCCTATCTGCTTCAGCAAATAGTTTTTTTCCATCTTGATCTTCAGCTTTATTTATTATTACCTGGAGTGCAAAGTCTAAATTACCCTCTTCCTGTCCTTTGTTAGCTCTCATTAGAGTAGCATTTATGGAGTCTCTATCTGCAATAGTCAAAGGTGTCCAATAAACTTTTAAAATTAGCTCTCCGTTTTTATAAATGGGGTAACTACTCTTTTCGTTTATGCTAAATGCTTTTCTTAGCTTGTCGATTGCTCTATCTGTAGGCATACAAAATAAATTAGTATATTCATTTACTATACTACTACTTTATTACCTAAAGCCAACCTTTTTAAACGCTAATGCTATATCTTTGTTGATAAGACCACCTTTCGTATAAATATTGTACCAATTTGGTCCTCCCGTAGCAGTTAAATTAAAATCTCTACCATGCTCGGCATAAGTAACAGGTTCTCCCTTTAAATTAGGTCTTGTTTGACCTGGTGCGTTTATTGCAAAGCCAGCATACTTAGCTCGGTTTCCAATAAATAAATCTTGATTTAGAGTTACATTCGGTACTCTAGGATTTTTTATCTGCCTGGCTGTTGGGTCAGGTATTAAATATTGTGCAAAGTCTGGTTTTCTTTTCTTAGTTGCCTGTACTGGACTTTTTGATACTATCCAATTTTCTCCAAATGTTCCTGTCCACCACGGGCCTTTTTCGATTAGAGAACGAGTTACTGTTTTTGCAACCTCTTTTCTTCCCTTAGTTATTGCCTTACCTAAATCTTTAGTAAAATGCTTTTTGAAGTCTTTAGGCATTAGCAGTAAAGTCGCAGCTTACAACAGATAAATAATGACTGTCTTCTTCAACATTTACAGAAGTTGGTCCTTCAATTTGTAATACTCTTGGACTTACAGAAAATGTATCTGTGTAAGTTGAAGCATTAACAGAAGTAAGACCTGTAATGACTGTTTCGGCTATAGCAGATGCCTCCGCACTTCCCTTATGTGGTGGAGTCATAATTCCACATCTTATAGATCCAGAATAATAAGTTTGTGCTGCTCCTTGTGTTTGAGTAGTAGATTGTCCAAAATCTAAACTTACCATCACATACTTTTTATTTTTCCCTGGAGTAGTTAGTGGCATATTGTCAAATATTACCAAAACAGTTGGATCTGCGTCTGTTACCGCATCTAATATTGCGGTTTCAAATGCTGCTCGTGCGTTTACTAAACTCATTAGAAAATAACGTCAACTCTGAATAAATACTCTTGACCTCCTTTCAGAGTAAGAATATTTGTTATCTTACAACCTCTGCTAGATCCAGAAAATGTAAGAGTAATATCATCTTGTAATAAAGGTTGATTATCTCCTATTAAATCAGGTGTTATGTATAATCTTGCCACATTTTCTTGAAAACCTGTTTCTTCCGTTGATCTAACAAATTCAATAGGAACTTTTATTGTATAGTTTGTATCTACTGTTATGTATTCACCAGTAGCGTTGTTATAACTTGATACTCCTTTTCTTGTGTAAACAATAGTTGTATCTAAAGAATCTCCAAGTTGAGCAACAACCTGTTTTGCAATGCTTTTTAATGCTGTATCTAGTTGTCCTGCCATTAGCCTCTAACCGCCCTTAGTTGGAAAGTTCCTGCTCCACCTAGCATATACGCTCCAAGATAACTTTGTAACCAAGGGTAAACATCTAAAATATTATTTATTGATCCTGTTCCCTGGCTATCAGTATTGTACTTAACTTCAATATCCCCTAACTTTACCTCAGAAAAATTACCATCTTTTCCAGTAGTGCCAGTAATAGCACCAGTATCATTTGCTAATGCCCTGGCTAATTCATATTGTGCATACTTAATATTATTTGGAATAGTACTACAAGACAATTCAACACCATCGACTTGATAGTTATTTCTTGGAAACTTTAGTGCCTGTCCGTCATCACATCTATCACCATAATAGACAAAGCTATCGATCCATCGAGTCGCTGATATTAATGCTCTATTTTTTTGATCGTCTGTTTTATTTGTCCAGGTTGAAGAGTCTGGAACTGTCTCGAAGTAAGTGTTGGCTTCTGTAAGCGTGACATAGCTGTTAGCGTTAGCGTCTTTTACAGTTGCATTTATAGTGGCTGCCACGATAAGAAAGTAATTTTAGTTTTATTGTAGCGTAAAGAAAAAACCCCACCAATAATTGATGAGGTTTAACGACCACCTACAGTTCTATGTTATTACGAAATAGTAGATGTATCAAGTGGTGAGTTAACGATTAACTCAACTATAGGAATCAAGTCTACATCGTATGTAGCAGCCCAGTTGCTTGAGTTCATCAAAGCAGCGTTTGTTGGGTTGTCTGTAGCAGCACTCCACTTAGTACCCATGATGTGATAAGCACTATGGTAGTCAACAGACATAACATCTTGCTTAGATAAGATGTTTCTATCTGATTCAATA